CCCAGCCCGGACAGCGTGACACTCGGGGGCGTGGCCGTGCCGTATGCGGCGTTGAACCGCAGGTAACCCACCACCGTGACGGTCTGGCCGGTCGTGGCGCCGATCGGGCGCGAGTAGCTCAGTGGCGCACCGCTGAACCACGGGTCTATCTGCACCGACGACAGGCCACGATAACTAATTGAGTTGTCTCGGAGAGTCAACCCGGCGTTTGTGTGTCGGTATTGTTCAGTGACGCCGTTGGCGTTCCGCACAGCAAATGACCATCCGTCTCCGGAATCCGCGAGCGGCGCCGTTACAAACGCTGCCGGCATGGCCCCTACCGGGTACGTGCAAGAGTCGTGGTAAACGGCAGCAACTGCGCCAGATCCGGCAGTGTTGACCGCAAACGCAACCTTTAAAAAATGGCACGACGAAAATTTAATGTCACCGAACGCAATAACTGAGCTGGAAACATACCGAGAAACAGCCCCAAATACAACATCCTGAAGATAGACAGAAATTCCGTTTCCATGGACCAGGGTATTTGTCAGACACGAGTAATACCCGCCATCAATCTTACAGGCAACTGCTCCCTGCGCGTATCCGCTAGACAATGCGGCCGTCGAGCCAATGACAGAACAGTTATTTAAAGTCGCAGAAGCCCCGTTGTATGCTAAAAAAACTGGATACAACCTGCCGGATGATCCTACGCAGCGGCTAAACTGAACACGCGCCGATGAGTTGCCATACAGTGTGGCAATAGAACCGCCAGCGGCGCATAATGTGACGGCCGCGCCAGAGATTGACAAAATATCATGCGCCGAAATTCCGATAATTTCCTTTATCGCTTTTGTTTTTACTGATGTGGCTGCGTACCCAATCCAAATGCCGCTTGCCTGCGAACTGGTCGCTGTGACTTGTCCGCCGCCAGTGCCAACAATTTCCAACCAGCCTATTTCAATTGTTGACGCGCCTTGCGCCGCCTGCACGCCAACAACCAGCGGGCACGCTGCGAATGATGCGGGTGACGACCCGACAAACCTGACGTTTCGCGTTAGGTTAATCATTTTGTGCCCAGCCAGCAAAGCCACCCCTACGGCCGCGCTTACCGTGACATCGTAAATAGCCCCAGAAACCGCAGAAATAGCGGTCACTTGCCGCCAAAAGTTTAGCGCAGGGTCCTCAGATGGCGAATCAATCGCCAACTTGTCGCCAATCGCCCACCCCGTCCCATCTGACACGCGAATAACCGTATCGGTTGACAGTGCCGGAAGATTCAATTCTGTTATCTCGGCCTTGGCAGCACCCCGCGCGCTGAACCCGCCAAATGCGGTTGCCGCTCCAGGGTTGACCGTGTATTTCCGGGCCGCCATCGTGGCGCTGTCATTGACGACGACAGTAGCCGTGACGCCAGCCGGGATCGGGTCGGCCTCGGTCCCCCAGTTCCATACGCCCGCCGTGCCGTGCGTCGGCGTCGTGCGCAGGGTCAGCGTGCTGGATGCGCTGCGGCTGGCCTTCAGCGTGCCGTTGATCAGCAGCCCGCCGACGACATCGCCGCCCACCGTGTAGGCGCCGTCCACCGTGACCGTGTGGCCCTTGGCAATCGTGACGGTGTCGGCTGCGCCAGGGACAACGCCGCCCACCCACGTGCCAGTTGCAGACCAGAGACCAGATGCTGCGGATGTGATCGCGGCCATTACTGCACCCCCTCATTGCCCATGACGTCGGGCATGTGCGGCTCTTCCGTCACCTCGCCGTGGTAGATCTGTCCCGATGGCGCGGTGATGCTCATCCGCTTGCGCTTGGGCGGGTTCATGGCGACCACGAGTTGGCCCAGCAGGGCGGTGGCGTCAGCGGGCGCGGCGGCCGGCTTGTCGCTCACCTGCTGCTCGGACTGCGCGTGCAGGCGCTGGTATGCTGCCTGCTCCTGGTCAAAGCCCATCTGCGCAACCGCCTGCTCACGCTTCAACGCGATCTCGGCTTCCAGGCGCTCGCGGGCCAGGTGCATCTCCGCCTCCATCTTCTGCCGCTCCATCTGCAGGCGCGCAATGGCCTCTTGCTGGTCGGCCTGCATCTGCGCCTGTTTCATCTGCATCTCTGCTTGTGCGCGCTGCTGGTCGGCCTGAGCCTTGAGCACTTCAGGCGGTGGCGGCGCGGGCGGCTTCGGCGGCGCGTTGGCGGGGTCGGTGAAGAACTGCTCCGCCTGCTTGAACCCCAATGCCTCGGACAGCTTGGCGGCGAGCTTGTAGAGGTTCGTCGGCTGCACCAGACCCAGCGGCAGCATCTGCATCTGCGTCTGCAGCAGCGCCATCAGATGCTGTACCTGCTGGTCCTTGTTGCCGGTGCCGAGCCCGACGTTCACGCTGAAATCGAACTGGTTGCGCCACTCGCGCGGGTCGAAGTTGACCCACTTGCCATGCACCTGGGCGACAGTGGCCTGGTCCTGGTGCTGGCTGACGAGGCGCAGGATGGCCCTAAACAGGTCTTGGAACCCCGTCTCAGCGAACACGCGCGCAATCAGCTCCACGCGGCTGTCGGCCCGGTTCGTGATGATGTTCATGCCGGTCGCCGTGTCGTTCAGGCTGTCGGCGCTGGTGCCTTGGGAGTACCGCGTGAAGCCAGTGCGGTTCTCTTTCATCACCTCCGCGTATTCGAGCATCGCCTGAGCGGCGCCAAGATCCGGCTTGCCCTCCATCAGCGGCCCGACCATGCCGGGAGCGCGCACGCGGACAACGCCACCCGGGCGCGAGGTCATCAGGTCGTCGAGGTTGACCTGGTTGTCAACAGCATACGTTCGCCCGTTGATCGAGGTGTACAGGCCGTCCAGGCTGGCGCGCAGGAGGCTGGTCTTTAGCTTCTGGGGCTCGACGGCCTGATCGGCTGGGCACAGGCCAAAGAACCGGTGAGGCAGCGGAATCGGCGTGATGGTCACGAACGGCACCGCGTCGCACTCGCACTCTTCGAGGATCACGCCGCCGGCCCGGACAACCTTCAGAAGTTCGGCGATCCCGTCCCCGTTGCGATCACAGCGGATGTAGCACTCGGTGACCCAGACGCGGCGCTGGCTGTCGTCGGCTGACGTGTCGCCGGCCCCGAAGCTGTATGCCTGCTCGTCGTCGAAGCTGCGGCGCTCGATCCGCTCGGCGTTGAGTGCGCCCGCGGCGTCGCCATCGCTGCCGATGTCGTCGACGTTCTTGTAGCCTGCCGCGCGCAGGTCGGAGATGGATCGCTCAACCCGGTGCCCGACGAACTGCGCGTCATGGACGGTCTTGGCTTCGCGGCTGATCAGGAATTCCTCAGGCGGAACTGCATCGATGCGAACCCGGTTCTTCGGCTGCGTGCGCGTCACCGTCACGTCATGCAGCATCGGCGGCTCTGGCGGGGTCATTGGCGGCATGCCGGGCGCCTGGGGCTGCATCTGCTGCTGCGCGAGCGCCTGAGCCATTGCGGCGGCTGCCTGCTCGTCAATGCGCTCCGTGTGCTCGATGATCTCGACGGCCTTGTCTTGCGCAAGAATCGACATCTGCTCCGTCGTCAGATCCCGGTATGACTCGCGCGCATCTTCGGTGTCGGCATCCCAGACTACTTTCAGGACGCCCACCTTCTCGATCAAGGCGTCTTTGAACCATGTGTAGATGAGCTGAAAGCCGGGGTTCTGGCGATAGAACACGTAGTTGGCGAAGTCGGTAGCCTGTTTGGCGGCTTCCTCATCCTCCTGCCTGCGCGGCACGAACTCGACCACCTGATCCCCTGCTGTGAATATCTTCAGCAGCGACGGGAGCATCCACTCCACCGTGTCGGCAACGTCCGTGCTCACCACCTGAGAGCGGCCCTCGATCTGCGGAGGCGCCAGCTCGCCCTCGGCTTTTGCCAAGTAAAACGAAACGTTGCGCCGACGCGCCTCCGACAGCTTGCCGCCCATGTAGCCCATGGCGGCGCGGATGTGCTGGTCAGTGATCGCGATCAGCGCGTCATCGGTGATCGGTGGTTGCTTGGTGCGAGACATCGCCGCACCATGCGCGCGCGCGCGTCACGGATCGGCAACAGCGGCAATCAGGCGCTATGTTCCGATCCAGCGCCAGTCCTCAACAACCCGAAGCCTTGCCGTTTTTGGGTTGGCGCAGAAGATCAGGACAAACCGCTGTGATCCGCGAGCCTCGGCAACCCAATACAAGTGCGAAACGGTCATGCGTACCCCAATGATTTGTAGGCGAGCGGCTTTCCGCTCCAGTCCTCGTTATGCATCTGGTCCACGCACAGGGCGAGATACCGCCAGCAGTCAGCCCCGTGGCTGAACTCGTCGTGCACAGGCTGCCCAGGCTCGCCGGTCTTCTGCGACACGTCACGCCGGTACCGCTTCAGGCACTCGACCAGCCGCACCGTGTCAGGCTTGTGGAAGTAGACCCGAGGGAACACCTCCCGGGCCGCGTCGATCCCGGCCTTGATGGTCAGGTTCGGCACGCGCTCCACTGTGCGCCCTAGGCTCTGCAGGATCTCCTGGGCCGTCTTCCCGGTCTTGAAGTCCTTGGTGAACCCGTCGTGCGGCAGCCAGTCCGAGCCCCAACGCGGCGCGCGACCGTCAAACTTCAGCTCGATCAGGTCTTGAGCGTAGCTGCTCAGGGTTCGGTGGCTGTCCTCGATGTACTTGATGACCCGCACGCCGCTGGCCTGCCGCTGCGCCAGGATGATCGACATCGAGTCATTCCACCCCAGATCCCATACCGTGTGCACTTTCAGCAGCGGATCGAATGGCACCAGCCCGACGCGCCCCGCCTCCTGCGTCTGCGTGATCTCGTCGAAGTAGATCGCCCCATCCACAGCGGGCATACACCGACCCTCCCAGATGTGCCCGTACTTTGATGCCGACATCTGCGACTTGGCGTGCAGGCGCTCCAACTCCAACTCGTGAGGAAACCATGGATTATCGCTGTAGTTCATCTCCACCACGACTGACCCGGGCGGCGGGTTTGCCACGAACCGCTGATAGGTCGGGTCCGTCTCAAGCTGCGGATTGAACGTGATCCATATCTCGGACTTGGGCTTGCGAATGGTAGGGATCAGGACATCCCAGCTCTTTTCGCTGACGGCTTGAGCCTCTTCAACCCACACAAGGTCGCAGCCCTCGAACGACTTGATGGAATCCACCGTGTGCGACTGCAGGCCACCGAACACCGCATTGGATCCAGTGGAAGGGCAGCGGATCTCAGTCTCAAGGATCTGGAACAACGGGCCAAAACCAAGCGAGCGGATCTGATCGGCCAGCAGCGCGTGAACCGACTCCTTCAGGCTCTTCTGCACCTCGCGCGTACACAGCACCCGGCAGCGCGTGGACGCCATGCGCAGCACGATGGCACGGGCTACGCTCCACGACTTGCCAGAGCCGCGCCCGCCATGCATGACCTTGTACCGAGCTGCCTTTGTGATGACCGGCTCAAGCTTTGGCGGGAAGCGGACGACGGGAAAATCAGCCATTGCCGAACACGATCTTCACGCCAGTCGGCACATCTCCAGGCGGCGGCGCGCCATCGTCGAGCCCGTAAGCCGCGCGCTCGCCCGCCTGCCTGATCTTCAGCATTTCAGCGCTGATCTTGGCGCTCTTGCCGAGGTCGAAGTTAGCGGCGATCCCGGAAACGCTGAAGCACTCCCGGTGCTCTCGCCAGTCATCCCGGTGGCGCTCGATTACATCGGCGCGGATGTCTTCAGCGGCTGAAATAGCCTCCCGGTTTTGAAGTCCGGCCCCGGACAT